CTAAGGCTGCTCTCTGACTATCGTTGATGAGTAGTTGTTCGTCAGGCTTTAATAGCTTCATTGTTGAGTTTTGAATCGTTGTTGTAACTCCAGAACTGCCCAATTTAAGTGATAAGCCAGAAAGTGTGATATCGAAAACACTTGGTAAACTAATGCCTACTATAGTCCTACTAGAAGTTGCGTTTCTTTGACTATTAGATTGTCTAGCTGAAAAGTTAGCAGCTTCTAACGCTTTAATATCCGAAATCTTTCCATTCTTTGTGTCAAGGCTTATGGGGCATAACGGATCACCTGAAGCACCGTTTGTCTTAACATTGAAGTATCTTATATCAAATCTTTCGGCTATCTCTGCGAGTTTTTCAGCAGCAGCGTCAAGAGATGCTTGCCTTCTGGACCTTGCTTCTTCTTTTTTTCTACTTTCATCTGTCTCTTCTTCATCTGTTGGCTGTCTAACTCTAGTATAGTAAGCTTTTAGTGTATTCGGAGCATCTTGGGTCACTTCCTTAAGGTTGTCAAATATCGTAATAGATTGTTGTATTAGATGATTAACAGATGCCTCAAATTTTAAACTGAATCCAAAAAAGTTTTCATTAGTGTGAGGATTTTTTATGTAAACAAAATTTTCATCATTAATATCTTCGTAATCAAAATCTTTTTTAGGTTTATTCGCAGACAACCTTTGGTTTCCCTTGACTACTCCAACAAAACCATATGACCCTCCTATCCCAGAAGAATCTGAAGAACCAAATACATCTGATAGCTTCTTATCACCATTACCATGTAGCTCTAATACTGATTGCAATGTTTGAAGCCCATCTACATTTTTAATTTCAGTCTCTTCAATATCAAAAGGACCAGATATGCTCATATCTGAGCTTCCCCATGACATCCTTCTAGCTTTATATCTTGAGAATTTGTTGGACACAAAAATAGAACTAGACGTTAAATCAAAAAAATCTTTTATACTTTGAAATATTTTATTCCTAGATGGAAGAGGCAATCTTCCCCCATCAGTGACATTATCAACTTTTTTTCTAAACGTTATATATTTCCCCGTTTTTAAATCAAATTTCCCATCCCACTCCTTTTCCATATACTCTAGAACTGTCGTACCAGCGATAGACTTACCCCATGTACATGATTTTCCGTCACGGATTTTATCTGAATCTTCCCAATACTCACCCCATTTAATACTATTTGCCTTATCTTTATAGGTGGCATAATGAGCTAAAGCATCGAAAGTAAACGCATCAAATTTACCAGAAAGATATAATCCATAATACAATTTCAACAAACTTACAGGAATTTTAAAAATCCTACGGAACCTCTCCATTTCAACCTTGTGAAACCGAACATATCTTTGGCCTTCGCCAAATTCAAAAGTTTGAGTTTTTTTCTCAATTGTTGAACCAAAGGCATTAACTATCTTTGGAGATAGCTTATTCTGCGTGAATGAAGCGTTTAAGAATTTTTTCTGAACATCCGCTGGCTGTTCAAATGGATTTATTATAGGCAATAGAGAAGCAGAAGCGGAGTTTATGAATTTTATCTGTCCAAATCCAAATGGATCGACAAACCAATAGTAACCATATTTAGAAGCAATGCTTGATGCTATTGAATCTAAAGTCCCAGACTCACTAAACAAAACTTCATCTGTAGATGATTCTGGTAGTCCCACTAAGTTAATACCAGCTAAAGCGAAACCCTGTTTCGCTTCCTGTAAAGTATAGCCAAAATTTAAGTCGTAATTACTTAAATCTGGATTTTTTTTATAAAAAGTACTTACCTCATCTTCATTGAAGCTTAACTTATCTTTTAATTGGTTGCTTTGGTAAACTAAGGAGGTTTTAACTCCATCAGAATTTACAGAACTCTCTTCATTATAAACATTCCCAATCGCTATAACTCCACTGCTATTTAGTTTCTTTGGCCTCCTGAAAGGAAACCTCTGTTCAGAAACTGTTATTGGGCTATTAGGTAATTCACTAAAATAAGGAATAATTACCTGTGATCCAGATCCAGAAGAGACTCTAGGGTTAGAAGAACCTAATCCATCTAACGTCCTTCCAGATCCACCAGTTAATATATTTCTAGACCTTGTCGAAAAACCTACCCCAGAAACTCCCTTGTCATGAGGGTGACAGTCTCTACCCCTGACAATAAAACAGTGAGATTTTAATCTTAGAGATGTTGAATCTTGATATTTTCTAGAAATTGTTTTCTGGTTACCATCTTGTTGTGTGGTCTTCTCAACTTCTATGAAATTCTTCATCAAGTTTTGAACTCTTTCATTAGAAAATGTAGTCCTTCCAGCACTAGAACCGATTAATGTACCAAGTTCGCTCTCTGAATTAGATAAATCTTTTGCGTTCACAACGCTTTGAACACTTACAGAATGATTCCCTCCTGAACTGGAGAAATTAAAGTCTACAGATGTTAATGTTTCTTTGTCACTGATAATAGCCATTATAATACATAAGTTTCTAGTTCTTCGTTAATTAAAGTAAACGAAGAGTTTATTCCTGTCTCTATCATATACACTCCAGTATAGATTTGAAGAAAATCTTGGGGATCTTGCTCCATTCCATTCAGGTAAAAATCAACATGATGCTCTACAAATCCTGATCCAAATAAATCAGGTTCATCAGAAAATGCCTCATTTATTTTATCTTTTTTTGGGATAGCAAATAAGTGTCCTGTAGTACCGTAAGCAGGTTGCTCAGAATATTTTAGTTTTTGCCCGTTTAAAAAAACATCGTAATTTTCGAATAAAGCATCTTCGGTTCCAGCATTAGAATAAGCAGTGTGGACCTTAGATCTAAGGCCATCAACATCTAAAGCGGGAAGAGGTGAGTGAATTGAAACCCCAGTAGCAGAATCTCTTTTATCGTAAAATACAATGTCTTCACTATCTAAAGTTAAACTTGGATCAAGAATAATATTCCCGTTTGAATTTTCTACATCAATAGCATAATTACCAGAATCATTTATGGTATAATAATATTTGTTCGAACCAACTGTAATAGAAAATCCTCCCTCCAGAAGAGTCTGAGAATTCAGAGAAGCTAAGGAGCAATGCGACCCTGTAATGATAGAATCATCAAAATATAATGGATTTTCTTTTTCTTTGCCATTCTCGTCTAGAATTATGTATGATTCTTGTGAATATTGTTGCAAAGAGTATGCTAAATTATTGTTATTCAGGAAGTTAGTTATACTTCCTGATATGGTGGAGTCTCCAGTAAATAATATATAATTATAATTCATGATCTACCCCCCATGTAGTAAATAAAGTTTTTCTTAAAATCCTCGCTCTCTTCTGTAATAGTCACTCCAGAAGAAGCTGGAATAGATATAGAATAAGATTCTTGCAAAGGAGTTTGAATAACTCCACTGACTTCAGAAAGTGTTCCAGTCAAAGGTGTTTTCCCAAACAAATCAATAGTTATTTTTTCTTGAGTTATACCAGTTGTTTCAGTATAAGTTTCTATTGACTCAGAAATGTCATTTAATCCCAAAGTATCATAAGCATCTTCTCCAGTAGGATAATAAATATATCCAGAGTTTGAATGCAGTTGACCTAATTCTTCTTTATAAAATGTCTTAACATTTCCATTATTTAAAGTATAATACTTGTAATAACGTTCTCCCTCTTTCTTATTTTCTGACGAAGATAGTACTGCTCTGCCAGTAAACTCTTCTCTCCCTGTAATTATCTCTAATGTACCAGTAGGAACATAATCATAACCAGTTATTCCAGTTTTATAAATAATTGTATTAGCGTATCCTGTAACCCTTTGCTTTGTAGTTGCAGATCCAGCAGTAAAACTGTAATTACCAAGCATGCCTTCTCCCAAATCCTTTAAAAACTCCTCTTCCATATAACCAGAGAAAATGGCTAAATTATTTAAACTCCCACTAAATGTCGCAGTTTGATTATTAGTTGATCTAAAATAAGTGTCACTTCCTCCAAAATTTAAAACTGAAGAAGAATCAATATAATTTTTATCGACAGGTATTTCTGTACTCCTTACTAAGTTATTAAAGTAATCAAAACTACTAAGTGTAATGAAAGATTCTGCGGTAGAGACTGCAATTACATTTCTTTTAGATAACTCTATAGAGTGAGCCACAGCAAGCGAATCACCATTAGGGCCAAAAGTTTGACAAAATAAATGACCTCTATCAGTAACTCCAACATTAAATCCTTCGGACGTTTCTATCTGAAAAGAATCTACAGTTTCCTCTCCAGTTTTCAAACAACCCATAATGATCCCATCATCAACATCTCCGTCAGCAAACTCAAAATCAATCAATGCTGATATGTTGCTTGTGTTTAATCCATCTAAAGGTACTTGGAAATTTCCAGAAATTAGATTTAATTTATCTCCATTTAATATACCGGAAGCCTTCATTAGAACTGTGCCTTCACTACTGTCTCTCGCTCCAAGTAAAAATCCAGTATGCAAAGAAGTATCATTAGCAAAGGCAGAGTTGACTTGCACTCCCGTGTAACTAGAACTAGTGTTACTTCCTTGTACATTATTTTCATCTGAAGAATCAAATGTAAAATCATAAAAAGCTGAGAGCCTCTGGTTAGACCCCAGACCCTCTTGCAATTTAAAAAGTAAACCCTTATCGCTCATTAATAATATTTTGCTAAATTATATGATATTCTATTTTCTCCTGTAGAGTAAGACTCTGATATAACGTAATCTCCAGAACAATAATCTGATATCAATTCTCTCAAGGTATCTAATTTACTCCCATCATTATTGCAGGTCGCTGAAACAGAATAATTACCTAAACTTCTAGATATTATTTCAGCAGCATGGAATCCGCTTATTGTTTCTTGAACATTATTAATCACAAGAGGTTTTTTATCTTCTACCTTAAAAGATAAATTTTTTAATTGTCCTGTAGAATAATCTATTCGATTATTATAATTATAGTTATATGAAATAGTATTCTCAACAGGATCTTTCGATATAGAAAAGGATTCTGGCTCAATGTTAATGTAAGATGAATTAATTTCGTAACCTGTAGCTACTCCAGAAAAGTCTTGAATAGCCGATACAGCTATCGAATATTGATCGACTTCACTTAGGGCTGATTCTATAGCCTGAAAGCGAGCGTTATCTTCAAATTGCCCTGTCGAGTCAATAGATAAAGTCCCAAAATATTTTAGATCTCCTTGTATGGAAACAGAAGACACAGCAGAATCTTTTGATAAACTAATAGAAGAAACGTAGGAATGTAATACATTACCATTTATTAAATCTACTTTATCTGCGTCAGTGAAAGTGAATGAAAATTCAAGTGAATTATCTCCAGTATTTAAATTGTAATTAAATGCAGTTGGACCCTCTTGAACAAAACTATAAACACCTGATTCATAATCAGAGTAAGAATTAACCAACGCATTTGTTGCGACATCAGTCGCTTGTGCTGGAGTAAAGTTCCCAGTAGTTAATAATCCAACTTGAGTGCCTGTATTCGCGTCTATACTGCCCCGAATGCTTCCGTCAACAGTAATTGAAAGTTGGCTATCATTACTAAAACTAATAGAAGTGGAGAGATCTACAATACCACTATCAGAATAAGATCTAGCAGAGTTGTCTCTATCAGCAGCAGAGTATGAGTATACCTCAGTGACCCCATAAACATTAGATTTTTTATCTACGTTTTCCGTCCTAGATCTCAAGAAAGCATTGTCGCCACTATTGAATAAAGCGATATTTTCAAATCCATCAGCAAGTTTCCCTGTAACAAATTTACGAGCATTGTTAAACGGAGCTTCAGAATTTACTTTCAATCCTTTTGCTGAAACAGTATGAGTAGCGGTTATAATTTTGTTATCGCCCTCTTCATAAGACCATGAATTTTGTGGTTCTGTAATCCCGAAATATTCTGAAAAAGTTTCTCCAGAATAATATAGCGCAGTTAAGTTATATGGCAGGACTGTGGTAGAATCACTATTACCAAAATCAATACTTTCTATAAGGGAACAAGGGCAAGTTTTAGTCTCATTTTCGATTGTAATGGTTAAGTCTTGATATTCATTTAGAAAACCGCTAACCATTTGCATTTTTTGCAGATCTAATCCGCTTAAATCACTCCCAGTAAGAAAACCAATCAAGTTGACTCTAATTGCGCTATGATCTAAAAGCCCACCCAATTTCACAACCTCATCTTCTTCAGAAAAAAGAGGTATTGGTTCTGGGAAAGAGTAGCTCCCGTATGTGATAGAAGTGGCCATCTTAAGCGATTATATATTGTATTACACGAGTTGCAGTACCATCGTCTAAATTAGATGTTACAACATCACTAGAAGCATAAAAAGTTGTCTCTTCTAAAAATGCATTCATTTCTGAAGTTTTCCCATTTAAGAAGTCTTTCCCATGAAAGTTCCCGTATGCTGGGTCTGAAGTGACGGTAGCTGTGACAGTAGCTGAACCCAACTTATTTAAATCAGAAGTGACTAGCTTTTGTTTTAGATTCGTTATATCAAGGACAACAGAACTTCTTTTGACCTTATCTTGCTTCTGAACCGATATGTTAAATTTTAATATACCTTTGGGTAAAGGGCCAGAGTCATATGAGTCATCAGTAATATATTTTATATCTTCTGTTACTGACCCTTGTGGTTTATCAATCGAAGCCGATCTTGATTTTTCGTATATATCTGTAGCTTCTGGAAACAAACCTACAACCTTGCTTTTATTTTTATCTTTATTAGAGGTCCATAAAGCTAGAACGCTGTCATATCTTGTTTGAGAGTTCTTATCTTTAGCTTTATATGTAACATTTAAACCGTATTCAAGAAATACTCCATTTTTATTTTTGGAACAATTATAGATAATACTATTATCTTGTGATAATGCTGGGTTAGTGGAAAAATCAAGAGATAAAGTACCCTTTCTTGAATCTTTAGTAATCCCTTTTTCTATTGAGAACGGCTTCCCAAATTTAGTCTGCTCATCAGAAATTATGTTGTCTATTGTTGACGCTATAGCAGACTCTAAGACATTAGACGAATCATACTTTAGAGAAGTGAATTCAACATCAATTCTTTTACTCAAATAACCCATTTCATCAAGAGAAATTGAGCTAGTAATTTTCTTCGATACGTTCTCTGAATTAACAATAAATGAAGAATCAAAACTTTCTTGCAATTCTACAGATAAGTTTATTAAATCAATGGTTTGATTTAGTTTACCATTGTAGTTATCATTAAATCTAGCATTCTCAGATATACCATCTTCATAGTATCCTAAGTTGGGTCTATTAGCATAGTAATAATTAGTTAGGAATATCTTGACATTTGTTAAAAACTGATTCCCTGCATCTTGAGAGTACTTGATAGATACATTCCTTGAATATGAGTAATCTGCATTAGATCTACTGAATGTATAATTTTCTGAAAAGCTCTCTAGTAAATGAGGGTTTGGTATATATTTAGCAAAAGTCTTTGAACTATAGTCGTCTAACCTCCTCCTTTCTTGAATCCCAATGTTAACTGTATCCTCACCATTGAGAGATCCTTCTTCGAAAGAAACACTAGTTACTAATCCATTAAGTATTTCGTCTCCAGCGATCCTTGCTGTTATATTCCGTCTTTTATAAGCTGCTCTAATTGCCGATCTACCAGAAAGAAGAACACCATCGTTATTATCGAAAAGCACATCTTCTACCTTTAAAGTATAATTAAAAGCAACCAAATACCCAAAAACCTCCTCACTCTCTAAATAAGAGTAAGAGATTTGCGAGCTAGAATTTATTACGTTATTTACTAAAAGACTCATGAACCCTCTCTTAAATTCTTAACAATGGTGTTTGCCTCTGATCTCTCTTCAGCTAGAGCTGCTTCAAGTTTAGCTATTCTTTTCTCTTGTTCTGTAAGATTCGAATCAACCCTAGTTACTAATGCATTAACCTTTTCTCCTATACCAGTGACTACACCTGTTGCACTAGCTAATACTTTTGTGTCGTTAGCTGCTTTTTCTAATGAAGAGCGAATTTTCTTCATCTGATTTGTTACATCTGATTTCTTGAAAGCATCTCCAAAAGCGTTCATTTTCTCTTCTAAACCTTTGGCTTGTTTTGCTAATGCTGCTGCAACCGCATCTAAATCAGCCCTTGTTCCGTCATTAGCTCTTGATGGAAGATATTGAGCAAAATTAGCCCTTTGTTGAGCAGTTCCCCCTTCGATACGAGAACCAGCTTCAATTTTTCTTAAACCTGCTTCATCTATTAGCTGCCTACTATCTCCAGAAGCTAATCCAGCAGCTTTCCTTAAAGCATCTTGCATCGCCTGAGATTGACCAGCAAGTGTCGTGCCTTCAAATTCAGCAATAAGCTTGGCTCTATCTTCATCTGTTTTGGCAGCTTTAAAGTCTTTTCTGAAATCATCTATATTGTTAAGATTAATTTTATCTCCTTTGACCCCTTTTGAGATACCTGAAATAGCAGTGGCAATAGCTTCAGATTGTAATTTAGCAGACAATTCAGCGACTTCCTTTTGTCTATTTATTATTTCTGTTTGCTTCTGCGCCATGAAAATAGCAGCATCTTTAACTTTTTTGTTAAAGTTCTCTGAAGCTTTATTTACTTGTTCTTGAAGCTTTTCTTTTTCGGCTGGATTTGTAGCTATGCTTAACTGAGTTTTTAAATCTTCAAGCTCTCCTTTCGCAATACCTGCCTCTGCTTGTTTCGATCCAATAGCGAGATCTCTTTTTATGATACCTGCGAATGGCCCTTGGACTCCTTGCATTAAAGCTGACGCATCATCAAGCTCATCTTTCTTTTTCTGTACTGCTGATTTTAATTTTTTTCCTTCGTTGTTGTTTTTAAATCTTAATATGTCTGATTCAATGCGTTTTAAATTATTTAATTTTGATTGAATTGTCGCAGTTTTCCCAGCTATTCTACCCGCTTTTTTTGTCTCCTTTTCAAAATTTCTAAAGATTTCTTCAAAGTCTGCATCTATATCTTCCTGTGACCTTTCATCTGTAGCCTGTTCCACTTTTAATGCTTCTAATTTAGCACTCATTGAGTTGATGTTTTCTGCAACCTGACCACCAAGGTCACCAAAACCCATCTTATCCATTGTTTGCAACCTTTCGCTTACAACATTTTGACTCATGTCCCCATATCCTTCAGACCTAGCCTTTCTAATTTTGGCACTTTTCCTGTCTTGTTCCGCAGCTTTTGCTTGTGCTTTTTCGTATGCTTCAACGGCTGCTTTACTTTTGAATAGACCTACAGTTAAACCAACTAAAGCTCCAACTCCTGCACCAATCGGACCTCCTATCGCTGCTCCAGTCGCAGCGAAACTAGCCATCTCAGTTCCGACAGTCATCAGAGTATCTCCCACTGATACCGCTTCACCTTCTATTTGTGCATTGGCCTCTGATAGTTGAGTTCCTAACATGCTTAACGCAATACTCCCTTCCAACCTTCCGCTCTCCTTAACCCTATCAACCCCTCTCCTTCCAAGGTCTCTTCCTTTATCCATAACCCTCCGTCCGAAAGAAGCCTGTTGGGTGATTTGTGCATTCGGTTTAGCGGGAACCATAAAAGGTGAAGGTTTTAAACCCGTTGCTGACTTAGGAACTTTAGAAGCAGTTTTCCCCCCCATTCCAAGAAGTCGAGGAAGAAATCTTAATGCAGTACCAACTGCGAAATTAGGAATTGTACCTTTCGCCTTAAATGGCACTTTCGGCCCCCTACTAGCTCTTTGTGCGCTAGTCGCCTTCCTCCTTTCAACTCTAATGTTCGTTTTATTTTTTCCAGCTGCTCTTGCAGCTTGTGCTTTGACCTCTTTCTGAGAAAAAGCTCCAGCATCAATCTCTCTTCTTGCTTTTCTGATAAATGACCTCTTGTTTCCACTAGAGCTAGAATTTTTGAAATCACCAATAGTCTGACGTATCCCAAAAAGCTTTTGAATTCTGCTGATATTTGGCCCTCCTCTAACATCAAAATCACCACCCGCATCCCTCTCTCTAGCCTCATATTTTAAAGACTTACTTATGCCCACTTCAAATGCAGATCCAATAGCACCTTGTAAAGCTCCTTTGGCTCCACGAATACTATCAAATCCTTTCGCTATTTCGGATACTGGTGCAGATTTATCTAATGGTTTGATCCTTGAAGTCCAATCAGCAGCCTCTTTAAATAAACTGTCTTTAACTTTTTTCTCTAGAGAATCTTCTTCCTTGTCAGATGCTTTTTCAATTTGAGATGACTTTATTCCATGAATTTGATGAGTCGCGTTGTAGGGCTTCTTATCCACCGTCATTGGTTTGCCAAAAGAACTTCTTTCGTCTATGTTTGGAGTCAACATTACAAAACGGTCTCCCGCTTGTTTCTCACTAAATGAAGTTCCTTCGGCTGATCCTTTTTTACCTTTATATTGTATCCTTTTCCCGCTGCCTTTGTTAAATCTAGGGATTTGATCTTCGCGTAAAATTTCTTCTCTTCCATTAATGCGAACTTGCATTTCGGAAGTGTTCATAACAGCAGGTTTCCCTCTAAAATCAGTCAAATAAGGCGATGCTCCTTTAGGAGCTTCTCTCGCCTCATTCATCATGGCAGTCATCAAGTTTGGCTCCATCACCCCTTCTCCTCCAGAAGCGAAACGCTTTCCTCTTTTACCAGCGAAACCACCTGCTCCACTAAATCCTGTAACACCCCTTGAAGCAGCTTGTCTAGCTATATTCCTTACTAGCTGTTCTTGTTGAGTTAATAACTGATTTTCTCTTTGAATGGCTGAGATTACAGCTTGTTCTTTTTGAGCTTGTGTCGCTGTGGTGCTTGCAAGGGTCTTCCTTAATCCAACATCTTTTTGTAATAAGCCAACAATACCACCTTCAATATTCTTGATTCTTTCGGCAGCAGAACCCATCTCCATTACTGTCTTGAATCCTTCTTTAGCGAATTTAAGAACAGTCCTGAATATCTTAACAAAGGCTACTGTAAACAACGCTAACCCCGGACCAGATATAAACCCTCCAATAATTTTGAATAATCCTTGAACAAATTTATTACCTTTTTCTGGATCAAGAGCTTTATCTAATCCTTCTGCTAAGGTCGTCGCAATCCCGACTAGACTTCCTAACAAGGGAGCAAAAGTAAGCTGACCTATCTTCTCTCCAAGGCTTGTCGCGCTAACAACAAGAGAATTTAAGTTCGCTTTTAATGTCTCATTGAGAGCGTTATTTTTTATCGTAGCTTCGTTTATAGCCTGAAAGGAAGTTGTAGTAGCCTCCCCAAAAATAGAAGCATCTTTACCAATATCTTTTAATGCAGCACTAACAACGTTAATTTGGAATACACCACCAGCGAGTTCTTTAATTTGACTTGCTATAGTTGGATCAGATATATTCTGTAATGCATCAGATAAGGCTTTTAATTTTTGAACGCCAGACTGGTTTGCATCTATCGCAACACCCAACGATTTAAGGTCTTCAATTGTTTTACCCCTACTCAAGCGAGTAAAAATTGATTTAAAAGCGTTACCAATAACAGCACCACCTCGTGCAGTTCTTTGTTCAACAGCGGTTATCAATCCAAGTAGTTCATCGAAAGAAACTCCTGCATCTTCTGCTGTAGAACCAGCTCGACTAAATCCCTCTGCAAGATCTTGAGCAGAGACTGCAAATGCGGTATCAACAGCGACAATTTTGTTAACCACTTGTTCCGCAGTTAACCCAGCAGAAGTAAAACCATTCATGGCTGCGGTTAAAGCCTTCACTGATTGCTCCGCTCCAAGTCCAGAAATCCTAGTAAGAATAAGAGCTGCCTCTAATCTTCTAGCACTCTCTGCCGCGCTAAGACCTTGCCTAGCAAGTTCGGCAGCTCCCTCTGCTACAGTGTTAAACGATTGACCTGTGCTTTTCGCTACCTGAAAAATTGAATTTCTATATTTGTTAAACTCTGAAGCTCCTGCCCCCAAAATAGAGTTAATCTCTTTTAATTTTGCTTCTACATTAATGGTGGTTGTAACTAATGCCCTAAAAGATTGAGTAATCCCGTTAATAACGGTGGTAGTAGCTCCAAAAGCAAAAACACGAGCAGTAGATGCATCTAAAGATTTTTGAAACTCAGAAGCCTGACCTGTAATCCTACCTAAAGCTTGCTGTACCTGCTTCGCAGAGGCATTGATACTAGCTGGGTTTAGGTTTAAATTAGCATTAATATTGATTGGAGCAGCCATCGTAATTTAATACACTAAAAGTCTTCAGCTGTCAGCTTTCCTCCATTTTGGGCCATTTTAGCTCTCAGATCAGATACTCCTTCTGTGACCTTGTCCCCTGTTGAAGAATTTTCTTTTTGGGTATAATTGTATAATTTCAAGGCATCGTCTTTGATGTCATCAGGAATATCCAAATTTTGTAGTTTGTTTAAAAGAACAGAAGCGTAAGATAACAAATTTTTCTGCCAGAGAGTTATATCATAAATATTTTTGTCTATTACCTTACTAGGTTGCCTGTAATTTAAACAATAGAGATCAAAAAAAGAAGGATTGTAAGAAACCTCAATTATCTTTTCAGAACTGCTTAGATTATCTATCAATAAGTTGACTTCAGGAATTAGTAATATTAGATCTTCTTCGCTAATCATCTCTGACATCCCCTCATCATAAAAAAGACTCAAACTAATTTCTTTGTTTACCCTTTTTCTTTTGGCTAAATTTTCAGCACTGTGAAGGATAAATTGATTCTTTTTTGTTTGTAGTTCGGTCAGTTCATCAACCTGTTTTTGAATAGAATCTTCAAAAGCTTTTTTAGTATTATTGTCTGCTATCTTTGAAGCAGCTTTTTTTGATTTTTCAATCATCCACTTCAAATCTTTCATTGAAGCTTCTTCCTGCTTTGACCAATTGCCTCTTTTTATAGCTTGCTCTAAGAGCTGTTCCTCACTCTTGATCCCTTGCTTCTTAGCTTGATATACGCAATCTAACTCAAACTCTTCAAGTTTGAGGCCGTCGTAGATCTTGAAGTGTTTAAAATAGTAATTCTTATATTTGTAGGTTATTTTGCTATAACCCCTTAATATATCCAAGAGCAGTAATGAAATTTGTTGTCTCATTCATCCCCGAATACTTCCTTCATTTTCTCCTGAATTTCTTTTTGGCTTGAACCCATTTTGTTATACCACAGGTTAGCAACTTTAGCTAAAGTTTCGAAAGAGAGGTCGAAAACACCTTTATTCCTCAAGAGAGATGAGTCTTCTAGATCTTCCTCATCTTCACAAAGTCGCAAGTAATGCCCTCTTTTTTCTTCGAAGTCATCTCCTACAAAAAGTGGGAAAGTCTCAGTGGAATCTTCTACCTTGTCTTCATAGTAAGAAAAATTAAAAATAAACCACTCAATAAGCTTTTGTTCCGCTTTTGCTTCCGCTGTCTGATTATACTGAATCCTATGAAACTCTTCGTAATCCGCTACAGTTTTTTGACTTTCAACAAACTTTTCTTTAGCTTCCACTAATTTTTTATTTTGCTCTTCATCTAGATTTTTTTGACCTTCGTAAAACTCAATAATTTTAGCAGCCTCCATATTATCAACAAAAGCCTTATTGATTAAATCATTACTAGCTTTAGAAGAGCCTCCTCCAGCGTCCTCAATTCTCTTATTCAATAAGTACCTAGTAAGATACCCAGCATTAATAAAATCATTATATTGCTGCCCATAAAAAAATTCTGCATTTTCAATTTCTGCATAAGACGGTTTAGCGAAAATGACTTTGTGAGAAATTGTTTTGGTTTTAGTTTTGGTAGATTCTACAATCTTCCCTTTCGCATTCTCTTTTTGAACAGAAATTTTCTGCTTTACTTTTCTTTTGATTGGGAATGAATAAATTTCTTTCATATACTTTTCAACGATATATTATCGTAAAAAAAGGGGATATATCAACAAATACTAGAAAATATACTCAATATTAAGAGAAGCCTCCCCATGTTTTTCGAACTCAATATAATCAAATCCAGTCGAACCAGAAACATTATTGGCAATCAACGCATCTTCAATAAAATAAGAGTAAGTATTATCGCTTTTCATATGAACGGAAATATTGACTGGAATATTTGGTGCATAGCCACCAACAAACCTGCCAGACTGGTCAAACACATATCCCTCATATCCAGAAAATACAAAACCACTATTAAGTAACCCATCTCCTCCTGCATTACCAGTCCCAGCAGCGACGGAGAATCCAGAGTAAGTATTCTCGACTAATATATCTAAATTAACAATCGACTCTTCTTTACCTGTTACTTGTTGATAAACCTTCATTCTCTATATATTACACAAAAAAACAGCCCCACCTTTCGGTGAGGCTGCTTAGATTTTTTAAACCAGTTATTTAATTGGTTGAGCAGTTACCTTGTTATTCGCTCCACTTACAACTGGGAAGGTGGGTTTAGTAGCTTGTGGGAAGAAGAACAAACCTTGGTCAGTGGTAGAAGCACCACCAATCTGAGCAGAGAAGGTAAGATCAACAGTCTCATTATCATCAAGTCCTTGCGAGAATGACTGATTATCAAGAACAGCTCCTTTTAGAATGTATTTCAGCTTATCCTCACTCCCGTCTTTAATATCCAACGTAATGTCAGTTTTATTGTTTTCAGCAGTTCCAGTCAAAGCGTACTCAAGCGCACCTGAAGCAAAGTCTCTAGTAAGGGAACTAATGCTCATAGTTACGTCAATTGGGAATTCAAGGAGTTTAGCGTAAGCAAGCTCGTTGCCAAGAGCCTCAATAACTTCACGAGCCAATGGCAGTTCAATAGAAGCACTTTGAATTGGCAGCGCACTAAATGAAGGCCCACCAATTGCGGAAGCACCATCACCCGCATCATTGAAACTGACAGTTACATCTTGAGGACGAAGAACCAATGGGAGATTGTCAACATCAGAACTTGGAGCAGGAAGTTTAACAATACCAGTATGAGTTCTTTCTCCTTCCAAATTCAATGATGGGTTAAGAAGACCAGAGTTAATTCCAGTATAGAAAACCACATTGGAAGCTTGCATCTCAATATCAGCTCTTGGAATTTCTCCAACGCTAAAGTTTGCACCATAGCTAGAGACGAAGCAGTTTCCAAATCCAACAACATCATGCTTATTCTGTGCACCTTTCATTGTCGCATCCGTAAGACTAAAAGCGTCTTCTCCTTCTTCAACTGTTAAAAGGAAAACATTCCGCTCTTTCAGAATAGGATCTTCTTTTAATTGACCAGAACACATTTGACCCGTCTTGTTCGCTCCTCCGTCAAATATTGATTTTTGGAATCCCAAAGCTAATTCATTCTCTCCATCTCCCAAGAAATATCCGAAACTCAAAGTTGGATTCACTTCAGTAAGGTTAACGGTTCCGATTCGTGCTAATTGACCAAACTCTCGTACGTCTTGACGCGCACCCGCGAGATCCATTTCGAAAGAAAATGTATCAACACGGTGCAAGTGATGACCTGTTATTAAGCTATTCCCTGTTAATGCTCCATCAGTGCCATTGCCGTCTAAATATTCTTGGTACTCGTTCCATCCAGTAGGAGTTACATAGACTGCTTTATTTTGTGAAATTACTCTTGTTCTTGTAGCCATATTTATATAAAAAGGTTTATTTTAAATACACTCATTTAAGACCTTGGGAAACGATATGTCGATAAATCGAAATCTAAGAATGCTATAGAGAAGTCTTTGTTTAGTTTTTCTCTCAAAGCTTCAGAGACAACTTTTGAAGCTGTGACATTATTAATGTAAGAACATAAGGGGTTACTACCTTGGTCTCCTACAACGCCAGTATAGGTATAGGGGAAATCTTTTACAGAGTAAGAATAAGCGTATGGGAAATTCTCATAAGGAATATGAGTAACCTTCTCTCTTACTGTGTCTCTAAGCTTAGAAATAACAGAATCCAAAATATAAGAATCCTTTGTCAGCACCATCACACGAACTCTACTTTGAGTGTTCTCCTCTCCACCAAATGAAAACTCCTCATTCTTAGAAGATGCTAGGGAAACAAAACAGGCTGGGAGAAAATAAGATCCTTGATCAAGAATTCCTGTTTCATTATAGAAGTAGGGGGAATCTTGCCCATTTTCTAAGAAATCAGAATGAACTAAAAATTCTACATCATCGTCGTGAGAGATATAAGTATTTACTTCTTTTACAGAATAGGTTCCAGATATATTTAACCCAGTCCCAGAAGCCGAAGGGAATAAGATACGACCATTGTTGTAATCTGTATACACATTTCCATTTGTGCTTGAATCTCCCGTAATAAAATCATCTCCAACAAAAAAACCTGAATTAACTGTATCTATATTATGTTCAGCTACAAGCTGACGATACTCTCCTTGATACGCGACCATGTCCGAAGGAATATCATCGAAATCAACATAACGAAAATTATTGTCTAATCCAGTAAGATAAGCTTTTGTGTCAGATTTTAACAAACGGTTCTCTAACCATAAGTAAAAGCTGGATAATAAATTTTGATCAAATTGAGCCTTCATGTTTTAAAAATTTGTAACGTTTTTGTAGAATCTATTTATAATTTTAGAGATATAAGGTTGAGTTTTAAAATTAGTAGATCTTAAATCTCTTAATACTTGTATACCTGTCCCAGACCTAGATTTAGGTATGCCCTTATTGCTATATAAAAATGAACCAAGATTAGAGAGTCCATTCTCTATGCCTTCTGCCCAACTAGAACCGCTAGCCCAAGGTATTTGAGATACGCTAAAAATCTCACCTTTTGATGCGGCATTTAAAATAGATATCCTAAATCTACCATTAGATATAGCCCTGACTGTAACAGAGAGTTTTTGTTTTAAAATTTCTTCTATCCCTTGGGTGGGGTTATCACCACTATCGAAACCAATGAATGCAAAAAGGTTCCCGTAACCACTCAGAGTGCCAGAGCTATTTGAAGCATTTGCGCCAGCTTGAACTTCTTTTGTAACAGGGTGGTTGTAAAAATCTCGAACCAACTCTCGCTGCGCTTTTTCAATGATAGGAAGAACATAACTTCTTACTTCTCTCCCAGTAACCTTGCCATTTCGACCACCAGTCACCTCATTTAAAAGAGCGGCTTTATTTATAGTTACTTTAAATTTAGTTGCTGATATAAATGCTTTGGACATTAGTTTTCTCGTTTAAGGAATACAGTATAGTATTGAGTCGAGAATGGTCCCACATTTTTAGCATCAGTATCTACAGAGAATAAAACATCATCAATTTCAATCCTGCTAGAATCTTTTACCTTATCGTAACCATCTGAATCAACTTTGATTCTCACCTTCCCATGAGAAGCAGTTAAATTAAATTGCGCTCCACCATCTACTAAAGACTCACCCTGATTTGGTGCGTAGCTGACCCTAGCTTGCACCGTGTGCTTCACTAGCGTAGTTTGTGAACTCAACCTAGAGTCATCCTTAGTTCGACCGTACAGTGGATTGTAGTTTAAATTAGAGGGTCTTGTGGCGACCTTCTTTTCAATATAAACATAAATATCTCTAGCGAAGGTATCATGAACTTCACTTAAAGCACTTTGGATTGCCGCTTTTTGAGCTGATGTAATTAATGAAGCCATTAAAAGGATCTGTAGGAACTTGTTGGTTGATAGGAGTCAATACTGTCAATGGGGGTGACCCCGTCTCGACCGAAGACTTGAAGTGGAGAAGACTTGTATTGATTGTATTTGCCAACTAAGTCATTCAAGCGATCAGTAGCATCCACCTTCAAATCTCTAAAGGTTTTAGCAACAGAGTTCTTGTTTTGCCTTTGGATAGTTGTATCTCCCTCTTTTAAAGTAATCCAATCCGTATCTCCTCCATAAGTAAATCCGCGCAGAGAGTCTCTAGCTGCCTTCTCGTAGTAGTGGATCGCATAGAGGGTTGAGAAAATATTTTCTTCAATTGGCAATAAACCAGAACTAGTGTCAATCTCTATGGCTCCAGTATCATTAACATAAAACTCTTCATTGGTAAGTCCATTAAGCTCACCAATGTTAGTCTCAAGCCAACCAGAAACATAAGACACAGGAAATCTCTGCCTATCTTCTGAAAACTCGTAATTTACTATTTTTGTTGCTAGTGAGCCAAGATCGTTCATTAAATAATCTTACAGCAAAACTAGCCTTTAGGGAACTCTACAGCTCAAACAGCTTCTTTACCTCATCGTAATTTTCAGACTTTGGATCAATAGCAGGTTCTGCTTTCCCAGCCACTGTTACGTTATTTTGTTGAACATAAATATCAAAGGACTTAAGTAAACTCTTCTTTAATACAGAAGGGGTATCAATAGAGGAAGCTGGTAGTCCAACCCTTTGAGCAAGAGTCGTCATTTCTCCGACAGACATGCTACCAAGATTACTAGCAAAAACATCTTTGTTATTTGTACCATATGGATTAACATCCTTGATCCCCAAAAGATCTTCTAATTCTTTTGTTTTTTGAATCTTATCTTCTAACTCAGAACGCTCTTTACCATCAATAACGTTGAACTCTTCTAAAAATTCTTTCTTATTTGCCATATCTTATCATAATAGATTACACTAAAAAAATCAAAAAAAAGAGCCACCCCTTTCGAGGTGACTCTTAATATTGAATAATTGATCCAGTAGATTACAGGATAATTCCGCAAAGAGCGCGGTCGTCGATACAAACGCGACCCTCTTCGACTTTACCGTAGTAACCAATCTTGTTCTGGCGAACGGAGAACTGGTCATCAACGAGAACGTTGAGTTCACCAGTAGAACCTTCATCAAGAACGACAGGACGAAGCAGAGCGTCACGAGAACGATCAACACCGATAAGGATCTGCTTAGAAGCTTCAGTGAAGCTCACGCTACCCTTAACAGCATCAAAGATCTTATTGAAGCGTTGTCCACTACCCAGTTCAAGTATTTCGATGATATTGATACCATAGAAGCTTGGAAGTCCAGCAGCACTGTAAAGCTGAGAGCGAAGCTCTTCAGGAGCAGCCATACTGGTAGTTCCAGAAGTAGCTTGACGAGTGTTGACAGGATTGTAGGCCATAGCACGGATATCTTCAACAACTTCAGGAGAAACGAGAAGATCGGTAACTCCAACCTTACTTCCACCAACAGGAGTACCTCCAACAAACGAGCTGTTGATACGCTTAGAGTGGGTGATCAAGTTGTTAAAGTCATCAAGAACGAGGTTAGATCCAGCAGCATTAATGATATGCTTTGTGGATGAACCAGTTCCACTCCCTGTTGGAGCAGAGTCTCCACCAACAAGAGCGGTAGCAAGCACATTGAATGCAGTGCGCTCCTGCTTGAGCATAATTTCCTGAGCCATGCGAGTGAAGGTCTTGGAAACAACGTCAACGCGAGCCTTCTTAGCATACTTACGGTCGAAAGCGAGTGCGCTATCAAGAGTGTAAGTGCTAAACTTCAGCTCGTTATGAGCTGGAAAGACTTGGTTGTAAGGAAGTCCACCAGCAACTTGCTGGGAGTAAACCTGTACATAATCTTCATCAGTAATGTCGTGGAAGAGATCAAGAGGAAGGGAAGGATTATCATCAGCCTGATAAGTCAGAGTGGTGAAAAGATTCCCAACAGTAACAGCGTTGTTGATAACTTCAGTGACCACAGGTCCAAGAAGTTCTGCAACAGCTGCCTGAGCCTCGTAAGCTTCTTCACGATTATTTGAACCCATTGCGCGAACAAGGGCCAACTGATCTTCAGTTCTTTTAATAGTAATTTTCATAATCTGTGAGTAAATTAGAAGTTAATGCTAACAATTGCGTATTCTCCTGCGTGGGTATCACCAGCAGCACGAGTTCCAGTAGCAAGGACTTTTCCGACAACAGTGTCAGCAGCAACAGCAGTAGCAAGCGTACCACCAGCACGAATTCCAAGCTCAGTATTAGGAGCAGGAACAAGTGAGCCAGAGAAAGCTCCTTCCATAACGGTAAATACACCCTTAGTAGCTACAGGAACAGATTCTCCAGAGAGAACGCACTGAAGCTCTTCTTTCTTCTGAGGGTAAAAGCGCAGCTTCTCTCCATTCTCATCAGTGTCGCGAACGTCACGGAGGATAATTCCAAGAGCAGCATCGCCAGAACCAGCAGCAGCAATCTTAAGGGGGTTAACAGCAAGAGGAGAATAAGCGTTTCCTTGAGAAGTAAGGAAAGCAGATCCACCGTCTACGAGATCTACAAGATCATCGTCAAGATTAGCAGCAGAAACCTTTACGATGGTTCCAGCTGCCTTATCGGTCCCATCGAACGAAAACATGTTGATAACATCGTTATCATCATATTGACGGAAGGGCAATAGTTTAGTAATTTCACTAGCCATAATATTATATTAGTTAGAATTTTTTTTTAGTTTGTAACTTCTACAGAGAAGTTCTCCTTAAGTTTTTCAACCAAAGAAATTTGTTCAGAGGCTTCAGCGTTGTTGTTAGGAATGGGAGCGGTCTCAACCTCTTCCACTTCTAACTCATCTTCGCTAGCCTTAACTTCTTCTTGCTGCTCCGGAGCCTCTTCTGCCATCTTCGAAGCAATAGCTTCTTCGATTTTAGCTTTGACTGCCTCTTCTTGAGCTGCAATAGACTCTTTGGTCTTGCTTGCAAAAAGAATAGAAAGTTTTTCTTTGAAGGTATCGAAAGCCTCATCAGAAGCTTCAACAACCTTCAACTCATCTACGACTAACTTAAGCTCTGCTTCAGTAAGTTCGTATGTGGAGTCGATAAAGTTCATACGAGAGTTAAATAACTCAACAGCAGCTTGAGCTTCCATCTCAGATTTGAGAGCGGAGAGTTCTGTCTGAACAGCATCAAAAGAAGCTTTCATTTCAGTCAGATCTGCTTCTACTTTCTCACGAGCTTCAGCTTCAAGTTGAACTTTAGATTTCCAGTTTTCAGAATGCTCGTTTAGAGCATCACGCATAATCTCGCCAACAGAGCTGGCTTGATCGTCCTTCTTGACTACTGAAGCTACGCTTTCGGCAACTTGTGTCATTAGTGTTTCGAATTGTTCTTTATCCATATCAAAAATATCGAATTTGTTATCTGTTACAGTGGTTTTTCCTTTTAGGGAATTTTTAATAATAATATTATCTTGTTTTGCTAAAGAATTATCAACAGACTTTTCATTTTTTTGTTGTTCTGATGTATAAACTCCTTTAACCCTAGCGGCTGGTTTATATGTTAATGCAGCTCCTAAAGGGTAAGTCTCTCCATGTATCAATCGGTGAACTGGCGTACCATCTTTATCTATACCTTTGCCACCAAAACCTTTTACATATTGTTTAAGCTCTTCTTTCTTTGAACCTTCGGCAACTTCACACTCGTCCAATCTATTAGATCCATAGACGACTTTATAGTTCTTAAATGCAAGCTCCCAGCTAGTAGCAATGCTCTGATATTCTTCATTCTCTTCTTTCGCGGCTGTTTCAATAGCTTCCGCTAACTCTGGAAAAATATTTTTATAAATTAAACCAGCAGCGTTAATATAAAATGGCTCCTCTTTGTTAACATATGATTCAATAGCATTATCTTTAAAATCATACTCCTCCATAGAGAAAGAAGCATTGATCATGTGGCCTACGATCTTATGCTTCTTGTGTTCAATGTTAATTGGCTTATTGATAAATCTTTTTACCGCTGCTACTGCTGTTTTAGAATCTATGCCATCACCGTTTTTGTTAAATTCGTTAACTAGGGCTAAGTTGAATACAACAGGCAATACATCAACATTTGCAGATGGGTCAAAGTCATCAGGTAGCAAAGATTTAGCTGCCTCCGCGATAGATCCTTCTGATACTCCAAACTTTTCGTAATCAGCTTCTTTGAGAGCCTTGATATTACAATCAAAGCTACTTACCTCAAAATCTTTTAAATCCATAAAATGATATACACTTAAATTTTAGTTGAGTGATATAAAATTGCAGAAGACATGTCGTCGAGTTGATGTTTAGACCCTACATCTAGCACATCTGGATCAACATTTAGTTCAGAAAGATTATCTAAATTTTCTACAATGCTAGATAAAGTCTCATCCCATTCGCCCATTGGCTTAGAAACAATAATTGATTCACAAGCCTGAGAAACTAAATCTTTCCGCTCCTCGTCAAGTTCTTCTAAACCAAACTTAAGGGCAAAGTCGCGATAAGCTCTAAATTCAAATTCGCTAACCATTTGGGTTGCTTCAACAATATGTTTCTTTGAAAAACTTGAGTTGGAAACTCCTATTGGGCGACCACCAGAAGGAGCTATAGGAGCAGCTTCGGGTTTAGCTTCTGGAGTAGATTCTTCTTCATTTTGGAATAGGTTAATGCTATTTACTAAGGGCATGTAGTAACCATCTTCCCTCTGCTCTTTAAACTTGTCTTGAGCTGAAATTAATTCTTCTGCTTTAGGGAATATCCCATTATGGACAACACTCATGCCTTGTTCTGGCGTAAGAACTCCCAGTTCCATCATGCGAGTAGCAAGCTTGGTCATGTCAGAATTATCAAGAGTATCTGTTTTAACAAACTTAACTTCTGGCCAAGAGCGCATACCCGCAGCTTTGCAAATACGGCGTATCTCTGGCTGTAGGAAATCTTTAATAAATTGGCTACGAGACTCTTCAAGACGCTGAATGAATATCTTCATCTTAAGTTGTCCATCTGCATATTTGTTATCTCCAAGGAGAACATTCTGAAGCCCTTCTTGAATGTCGCGGTTTAAAATCTCATATTTTTCTGGTCCAATTACTTTGCGAAGATCAGGAATAACAAAGTCAGCTTTTGTGGTATAATCAGATACAAGAACGCGCCCAACGCTTTGATTCTTGAAAATGTTCTGCATTGCAGCCAATGCTTTATGATTAACCCCACCCTTGTCTGGCTCTGCGCCCATCGTAACTAACAAAACAACATTCTCAATAGAACGAGAAATGGCTTGGTCAATTTTTTTAAGTTCTAGTTTTTTATTGATGTCATCAAGGACAGAAAAAGCATATGGAACAGAAAGTGGCTCATAGTCCTGCTTCTTAGCAAACACAACATGCAATAGATCCGAAGATAATTTAATATAAAGACGCTCAGTAGTAGTGGCAGTATTATTTTGGATTCTTACCTGAACATCTTCTGGCAAAGAGTTATACATCTCAATCTCATGGTCAGTTTTAGGGTCTTTAAGCCTAGAGATCTCATAAGGAGTGAGAACTTTAAAGTATTGGAAGTCGTTAAAAGAAATAGAACCCTTTGTCGCAATATCAGTTGGGTTCATGATCAGATACTTGATTGGAATAGGCACACTCTTAGTCGCTCCATAAGTTTCCAAGATCCTTCCTGTATCAGCAGTTTTAATCTTACCGTCTAAACGATACATGAAGACGTTACCTGAGCGGTAGTATTCGCGGAAATATTGTGACTTAATATCGTGGATTTTAATTCTTTTAAACCAAGCGTTCACGAAGTTCCTAGCTTTTGCAGAACCCCCTTCTAAAAACAAATCAGAATCAGCGAAGTCAGAGAGCATGTCAATGGTGCTTCTAAATGCTGGAACATTAAAGTAAGCCTTCTGACATAATTGAATAGCGTCACGGACATCCACAGAGTCACGAGAGTAATCAAACGGAAGAAGTCCATCGTCGATATTTTTAAATCTATTTTTTGTATAGCTTTGAGAAATACTATTGGTTCTTGAACCTGAACGTTTTGTTGGCTCAGAAAGGCGAGAAGCAGTAGTTTCGTATAGAGACTCTCCGACTAACTCTGGAGAGAACTCCTCTGCTAAAGACTGATTAGTAATGTCTTCTAAATTGTGATTGAGGACGGTGCTTTTAAACTTATTCCAATATTCAGACCGTTTTGTATACTTACGCTTTGCCATGCTAACAATTGTTACACTAAAGTTATAAAAGTTACTTTATAACTTTTCAAATAGTAAACGGTATAAATGTAGCGGTAGGTTTTTTCTCAGGTTTAATATGCAGAGAGTCGAAATAAACTTTGGCGAACCAATTCCCCAGAATCAAAGCAGAATAAGAGTCTTTACGTGCTCTATTCGGTCCTTTTTGTCTTCGGATGTTTTGGGGTAGGTTAAATGACTGCGAACCTTGGGGGTTTGTAGTAACCTCAATGTTAGCACATTCTGACTTTGTAAGTTCAATGTTACTTTTTTGTTGATCAAGAAGGTCGATCATTTTTGCTCCTCTAGAAGTGGCTGTAATTTTATTATCCCACTTTATTTCATCAATAGGTAAATTCTTTTTCCTTTGCTGGTCGAAGTGATCGTCCACCGCTCTGGAAGCAAACAGTATTCTTTTATGATCTATAGCTGCTTGTAACATCTCATTACCACTTCTAATCCAGTTAACTGTAGGTTTTCTTAAGATGCAGTATTTTCTTTCTTTCTGATTATATTGGTTCTTAAAACTAAGTATATCGTTATGCCATTGATCAGGTTTTTCCAAGTCTACTTCTATAACACCGATATCAACCTTCGCTGTTTTAAACAATTGGCTCTCATTACAAGAATTGATGAATTGGACTCCTCCGTTATAGTCACCACATATCCCAACGATGTTAAAAGATTCTATAAGGTACAAGAAATACTTCATATGGTCTTTTAAGGACACTCCAGCCAAAGCGTAGCTATGGACAAGACAAACCTTCTGTTCGTCCCTCAGAACCTTGAATACGTGCATAGCGAAGTGGTCAGCACTTGTGTTACCAGCCCAGTTAGGGTCAAAAGCAAGCAAGTAGTCATCGCTTGGGTTCCCTACAACTTCAACAGCAGGAAATTCTCCATCAGCAATAGTGCAAGCTGCCATCTTAGATAATCTAAAGTAACCGTCACTCTCGTCTACAAATTGAGCACCAAACTCTCGTTTGAACTGCATTTCGGACATAGTTTCTTTGGCTTGTTTGAGTAGGTTTTGATCGTATAATCTAGTAGGAGCACAATCATAACTTAATTGCATTATTAATCTATAAGCATCATCAGCAGCTTGCTCTTCATCATCATCATCATGTCTATTTAAATCAAATTCTCCAAGAATAAGTCCCTCATACTTCTTGTAGAGCTTAAACATATACTCAAATTTGAAGGATGGAGATGAAAGTATTATAAGTTTGTTATTGGGCCATACATACCTCTCATTCTCTTTCAGCTCGCCCTTGTCGATTAGGCGGGATTCTAGTTTATGTAGTTCCTCCCTTTCAATAGGGTTCTCTACAACTCCAAGGAATGGTATGATAACTTCATTGAAGATCTTTTCTGGTATTGTTAAGAACTCATCTAACACTATCCTATTAAATCGAAATCCACGTAATCGTTCTCCGTTAGCTAGCGGAAGGGCTATCGCACGGCTATTACCAATTTTCAAGGTCCACTGGTCAGTTCCTTTTGTGATTTTAACCCCGCATTCTTTTACAAGCTTTGCCTCTGGCTTGCTAAGGATGTCCTCCATCTTCTGGAAAATTTGTTTTGATTGCCTAAAGCTACCTGCAATAACACCAATATTAGCATTGGGGTTCAGTAGACATTCAAGAAGTACATAAATAGCTGTAGAGAAAGTCTTCGACATACCCCGCGAGAATACGAACATCGAATAGTCTGATACCATCATTCCCTTAATGGCCATAGCCTGAAACGGGAATAACTTTACCCCTAGAAATAGCTCAGAGGTAAATGCAATATTAGCTCTTAAGAATTTATATAATAAATACTTTGCTTCCTCGTCAGGCAAGTCGCCTTCAAGTGTTTTTAAATAATTATTAAATTCCGTAGCGGAGTAATCATTTCGATACCGCTGTTTTCCTTTCTGCCATGCCATGAACTTTTTTTTCTAAATGATATTGAACATCAACGTGCCAAAGACTCTGCCCGTGATATAGTATTTTAGGTATTATCTTCTTCGCCCCCGCTCTTGAGTAAGCAAAAACAAACTGTATGTTTTCTGGGTAGTCTATCATAAGACTACGGACGTTGTGCCACAAGTAACCTAAGTTCGATTTAAACTTCGATACTTTGTTGTCTTCTTCGATTTTCCCAATAGATGACTCGACAACAATGAACATGTAAGAATTAAACTTGACACAACGATCCATTTCACGCCTGAATCTTTCAATATCTTTTCCGAAGGTTTGTCTAAAATCATCTTGAGCTTTTCTATCTACAAAGGTTTTTGAATAATATTCTCCTGCTGCGGTGTAATCACCGAAGTCTAACTTGTTCTTCATACTATTATCGAAGTTAAGAGGCTTTTGTTCTCTAGTATCGACAAATATTCGCATATCTTGACAATCTGTCTCCCAAAAATTCTTAGGTAAGTTTTTGGTAAACCAAGAGTCTACACCTAGATCCTCAGAGAACTCAGAGTAAGATGCCCACATTTTGCGGTAGTAATCGACGTTAGGCATTTGAGCCAATATATAGTATAGATCTGGTGGGGTAAATTTAACATCCTTCTTCTCAAACCTTTCGCGGATATACTTGATTAAGTAATTTTTTGCTTTGATAGGAGAAGTTGTTTTTAGCCAAGATAAATAATTATCTACATTGTTAAAATCTTCTGAGAAGTATTGGTTATAGTTTTTGAACTGTAACAATTCTTTTGTATAAAGATCTCTTTTGGCATAATGCTCCACATAATACTCCCCAATAGAAGTGCTATGCGCTTTAAGATGGGCATGGAAGCTTCTGCGATTATCAAAAGGCTTCCCACACACTCTGCAAACAAATTCACTCATAATAATTCTTTTTTGGATATCCCCAAGATTCTTGCTTTATAATCGTCCATACTTTCCAATCTGTCAGCTTCTTCTTCAATTAATTTGTTTTGAAGTTCGGCCATCATGATCATACGGTCTCTTTCTTCTCGTTCTTGGAATGCTTCAACTAAAGCGAAGATAGAACCATTCTCCTCGCCCTTAGATTTCAATCTCGCAGTTCTAGATCCGTTCAAGTCTTTCGTCAGGGATTCAATGCGCTTCTCGCACTGGTTAAGCTCTTCACTGGTAGCCTTGATAATCTCCGTCAGACGCATTGTGATGTCCCTTTCGTTGTCTTGGTCGTCCAGTAGTGCATTAAGCTTGTCAATACGCATCTGGATGTGTTTCTGGCGCACGTAGTTAGCACATACAGTCACATACAGATTCAATTCGTCGTTAGTGAGGTCAGGCTTATCCCAAACAGCACGAACAAACTCGCTTTCGAATAAGTTTCTGTCAGCTAGAGTTGAATACTGATTAATAAAATGATTGAAGCGAGGGCTTTTAAAATAAAGAATTAATTGCTCTACTAACTTCTTTTGTTTTGTTTGGAGGTTTAGTTCCTCTAGACGAGTGCCGCAGAAGTTGTTGATTTTGACAATCGCTCTGTTTATAGACTTAGGCGGAGTCCACTTCTCTTTTGTGACAATTTCGTTATCGTCTACAATCTCTGGTCTGTAAGTTCTTAAGAAATCAACAATAACCCTATGCTTCATACTTAGGGGCTGAACATCACGATCCTTGAAGGTGAGTCGAGCAATCTCTAATGCATTCATCCCAACCTCAATATTGTCAGTCATCAAGAACTCTTTTTGTTCTTTGTTTAAATGAACCTGCTCTACTTTCGGGGCAAGTGATGTATTTGCTTTTTTGTCTTGTTCAGCTAAGAACTTCCTAACTGCACGGCCCTGTTTCGATCTCCCATCAATATCTTCGTCATTAAATATCTTGCGGGTAATGAACATTAAGTCAGGGTTCTTTTTAAATAGCTTAAGAATCTCCTCTTTCTGCTCTTCTGTTAAATCGTATATCATTATATATCTTCCTCTTTTACTAGCTTTGCTGCTATGTTATAAAACTTCTTCTTCAGATTGTTTATTTGTTTGTATCTAGGTGTCTTTCTTTTACTTGTATCTCTCTTAAACCCAAACTTCTTGGCAACCTCTACTTCATCTACATGATCTATAAATAAAAGCTTGTATATTTCTTTATGCTTGTCGCTCAACTCAGACATAACCAAAAGATGTATCTTAGCTGCTTTCTTATCATAATCTAACTCGTCTTCATTTACTCTATCTTTAACAGATATTAAAGAATCCAAAGAGACTGGCATCTTTAAGTGAAATGCATTTTGTTTCTTACTCTTCCATTTAGCAAAGTCCTCGCACTCTTCATCCTGCTCCTTACTCTTAGTGAAACCACACTCATCTCCACCCAAATAAAAAGAACAACGCAAACATGGTTTAGCAAAGTTCCCATAGTGATTCCTTATCAGATTCTTTATCTGATTACTAATCAACATAGAAGCCCAAGGCTTAAACGCTCTCTTCTGGTCCCACAAATACCACTTTTTATAAATATGGGTACGGATTATTTGAGATACATCATCATAATCCAACCAAGCTATGGAGTTAAGCTGCCACTTGGCCCTATATCTACTTAAAAGTTCTTCAATTTCTGGGATAAGGTCTTCGTAACTATTATCCATCAATGTCTTGGACTCTAGATGAAGAACAATCAGCTTGACTTTGTTTGATCATAGCATCGCCATTTGGCAAATTTGATGCTGGTCTAGACATCCTACTCCTAGTCGCATCTTCAGGAGTAGCAGACTTCCACAAATCAGTTAAAGTTGTTTTTTGTGTGTTCGCTTCAGCAACAATGTCGTTTTTCATTTTGTTCAAGTCAAAGGAGCGAGAACCTTCTTCCTCGTATTCAATTTCCGCAACAGCTTCTTTACGAGCTGGTGCAGGAGCAGACGCTCCAACCGACATGCCACATGCCGAACAAAACTTTGGTTTGGCCACCTCGTACACGTTTTTGTGGCCGCAGGAAGAACAGAAAACTTTATTCATATGAAATTTTATTGTTTTGGGGCTAATAATTCAATTTTTTCTACAAGATAACTGATAATTTTATCTCTTATCACATCTTCTTTCCCAAATTCTACACTATACACCCCTTTTTTGGAACTCTGCTCGTCTTCAAACAAAGACTTAAGCCTATCAAAACCACTATTCCTAATGTCACTCTGCAAACTATCCCCACAGATGAACAACTTACTCCCACGACCTATCCTTGTAAGCACAGTAGTCAATTCTCTCACACTCATATTCTGAGCCTCATCCACAATAACCACTTTCTCTCTCCAAGTACATCCGCGCAAAAAGTTTATCGGCTCCGCTTCCAATACCCTTTTGTTTTTTAATTGTTCCTTTTCAGGCTTATTTAATAACTCATCAATCTTATCTAAAAGCGGAGCCATATATGGCCCAAACTTATCATCCATGTCCCCTTTCAGAAAACCTATCCCCCTATCCGCACTCTCCACCACACTCCTCAAATATAATATTTTTAAGTTTTTATCCGAATTATATAAATCTAATGCAGAATAAACAGAAAGAAATGTCTTAGCTGTTCCCGCTGGACCCCCAACAAACACAATCCGTGTTTTGTCATCAGTCATGATGTCATAGAATTCTTTTTGTTTTTTTGTCAATTCAATATGACCCAACAACAAGCTATTATCTTTTGCCATTTGTTTTTATCTATTACACACCAAAGCATGTAGTTTCATTTTATTATATGGCGCATCCTCCATTAGTTATAAAAAAACTTTACTTATAGTGTTCACCACCCCCCCGCTGTGTGTGTGTCAAGCACAAAAGTAAAAACTTTCAGAAAACCCCTCCCCTATAAAAAAGTTTAAATAATACAAAAAAAAGCTTTTAATTGTCAGGCATCTGTGCTATACTATGCCCATGAAAGAAATTAATACTTCCCTAGTCTCCGATCTTACATTCATTGACATCGCTGATACTCTTCGCCCTGATCAGTGGGCTGATTGGTATGTAGAATTCTCTTACAAAGGTAAAGACTACGAAGGCTCCTTACAGGCTGGAGTTCACAACGCAGAAGATTTTCACCACGATGTGATCGAATACGTCGAAGAAAAATAAATCGAAATAATAGCAAAGAAAGCTTGCACCACTCAAAAAAATAAAGTATAATACCCACATGACCGCAACACAAGAAGCACTAGCAGCAATGGCCAAAGCAGAGCAAGGCATGAATAGCATGATAGATGACATCGTTAAATCTTCAGAAACTTTCGTGCAGGATTGCAAGGAGCAGAAGAAGGAGCTTTTCCCAACAGCAACAGCCTTTGAGCAAGCGCAAGATAGAGCGCATGAAAACTTTGAGAACTTCATGCAGGA